GCTGCAACGCCAGGGCTGACGCATGGCCACCGGGGCTTCCTACGGCCGTGTTTCGTTCCGGCAGCAGATCCAGTTCTTCGCGCGTAAAGCACGGCTGCCCACCGATGGCTGGGCTGACGTATATGCCCAGGAGCACGACTGGGCATTCATGGTTGCCGGTGCCAACCGCGACGACATCCTTGCCGACTTCCAGACCGCAATGCACCGTGCGATCGACGAAGGCCGCACGCTCGATCAGTTCCGTGCGGACTTCGACAACATCGTTGCAAAGTACGGCTGGGACTACACCGGCGGGCGCAATTGGCGCAGCCGGGTCATCTACGAGACCAACATGCGGCAGAGCTACAACGCCGGCCGCTACGAGCAGCAGATGGCGCTGGCCAAGGCCATGCCCTACATGCGCTACAAGCACAGCGACGCGGTGATGCACCCGCGCCCGGTGCATGCCGGTTGGAACGACAAGATCTGGCGGGCGGATGACCCGATCTGGAAAGTGATCTATCCCGCCAACGGCTGGGGCTGCCAGTGCTACACCGAGTCGCTGAGCGAGCGCGACATGAAGCGCCTGGGCAAGTCCGGTCCTGACCCGACGCCAGAGCTGAACTACCAGCCGGTCGTCATCGGCCAGCGCAGCCCGAATGGCCCGCGCACGGTGATGGTGCCCGAGGGCATCGACCCCGGTTTCGAGTACGCGCCGGGTCGTGCCCGGCTGCTGTCGAAAGTGCCGCCGGAGAAGCCGAACCCACCGATTCCGGGCAGCGCCGGCGGTGCCGGCCTGCCCAACCTGCGGCCTGCGGATGCGTTGCCGCTGCCGCGGGCAATACCTGCCAGCCGCTTGTTGCCCGCCGGGCTGGATGCGGCGGAATACGCAGCGGCCTTCCTTGCAGAGTTCGACGCGAGCCCCGATGCGCCGGTGATTTTTGCCGACGTCATCGGCGAGCGACTGGTGGTTGCCGATGAACTGTTCCGCGATGCGGCCGGCAACTACAAGGCGGACAAGCGCGACCGTGGCCGCTGGATGCGGGTGCTGGCTGATGCGCTGAAGGAACCGGACGAAATATGGGTACGGCTGGAATGGATGCACGCGCTCCAGCGCATCGTCATCCGCCGCCGCTATGTCGCGCGCTTCCTTGTCGAGGGCGAAACCACACCGACGCTGGCGGTATTCGAGCACGGCGCGGATGGCTGGTGGGGTGTGACCACGTTTCCGGGCGTGCAGCAGAGTGAAGATGACTGGCGCGTTGGCGTGCGGTTGTATCGCCGCAGGCGAGGCTGAAGCCGTGCTCAGCACCCACGAAAAAACCAGCACGCTGCCCCGCACTGGTCACCCCGGACGTAGGATCGGTGGCCGTGGCAGCGGCGTCTCGCCCGATGGGTTGAACGGAGGATACGCGCAATGACCGCACGTGTGGAAATCACCCAGGACACCGCCAGTCCGGCACTGAAGCAACTGCTGGGCAGGCTGCGCGGTGATGACCGGGATCTGATGCTGGCGCAGATGGGCGAGTACCTGCTGCGCAGCACCCGCGAGCGTGCAGCGCGTGAGGAGGACCCCAATGGCCGAAAGTGGCGTCCGCTTGAGCCTGCCTATGCCCGATGGAAAGCAAAGAAGCGTCCCGGCGTGCCGATCCTCAAGTTCGACTTCCACATGCTGGGCGACCAGCTCAGTTACCAGGTGGATGGTGAAGGCCTGCTGCTCGGCACGAATGCGCCCTATGGAGCCATCCATCAGTTTGGCGGCACAACGCACCATGCCGCGCATTCACGCCAACTCAACTTCAGTATCAACAAGAAGACAGGGCTCAGTCGCTTCGCTACAAGGGGGCGATCCAACTTCGAGCAATGGTCATCCGTGGATGCTTACGATGTCACCTTGCCCGCGCGCCCCTGGCTGGGTATCTCTGCGGCAGACGAAGAAGAGCTGCAAGCCATCATCATGGATCACCTCGGCGATGGAATTGGCGAAGATTGAACCAGCGGCGTTCTGAGGCGCATTGCATGCGCATCAGCAGCCAGCATTCCACTGCTACCCAGATGCCCGCGTTATAACGCGGCTACGGGCGCGTGATGTGCATTGCAGGCGCGGGACCTGCCGTGCAGCGCCGTTGAAGCGCAACTTTCGCTGCTTCGGAACCTCACGCAGCCACGCGCGCCCGCGTGAGGCAGCCGGAACCCCGGTTCCGAGATGGGCGGCGTGATCGGGTCGAAAGTGCGACCCATGAGCCAGAAGCAGCCCGCCGCCAACCTCCATGTCTTCCGTGCCGGTACGCATACCGCGACCGACGGCAAGCAATACACCTTCAGTGAAGCAGCGGTCGCAGACATGGTGGCCAGCTACGACCCGGCGCTATCGCGTGCACCGTTGGTGGTGGGCCACCCGAAGATGGATGACCCCGCCTACGGCTGGGCCGCCGCCTTCAGCCAGGACGGCAACGAAGTCTTTGCCGCCCCCGAAGCCGTGGACCCGCAGTTTGCCGAAATGGTGAACGACCAGCGCTTCAGCGCAATCAGCTTGTCAGTGTATTTGCCGGACACCGCGGGCAACCCCAAGCCGGGCCACTACTACCCGCGCCACATCGGCTTCCTGGGCGCGGTGCCGCCGGCAGTGAAGGGCTTGCAACGCCCGCAGTTCGCCGAAGGTGATGAGGTGCCCGAGTTCGCCATGCCGCTGCCGCACCGCGTCAGCAGCCTTGGCTTCTACCTCAAACGCCTGCTCCAGGGCCTGCGTGATCGCTTCATCGAGAGCGATGGCACGGAAAAGGCCGAACAACTGATCCCGCAGTGGTGCATCGACGGCATTGCCGAAGCCACTGCCGAAGACGACGACCCCGCTGTCGCTGCCGCATTTGCGGAAGCCGCAATCACACCCACCGTGGAGAACACCATGTCCCAAGCCACAACGCAGAGTGCTGCCGCCCCTGATTTCGCCGAGCAGCAGCGCCAGCTCGACACCCGCGCCGCAGAGCTGGCCGCACGCGAACAGCAGTTGCAGGAGCGCGAAAGCACCGCACGCCGTGCCGATGCAGCCGAGTTTGCCGAGCAACTGGTGCAGGCCGGCAAGGTGCTGCCACGACAGCAATCCAGCGTTGTGGAGCTGCTGCTGGCATTCCCCGCCGGCACCGTCTTGAACTTCTCCGAAGCCGATGGCCAGGCCGCCACCGATCACGAGGCTGGCGAGCTGTTGCGCAGCTTCCTGACTGACCTGCCCAAGCGTGTCGATTTCGCCGAGAAGTCCGCGGGTCACAACAACGCCACGGCCAGCACGGCCGACTTCGCTGCGCCTGAAGGAACCGTGGTGGATGCCGGTCGCATGGAACTCCACAGCAAGGCCATCGCCTACCAGCGCCAGCACCCGGACACCGACTACATGGCGGCGGTAAAGGCCGTCAGCAGCTGAGCGGCACCGAGCCCGGCCGTTCGGCGGCATCCCTCGTTCAAACCACGCGCCAGGAGCGCATGACCATGACCCAGAAGATTTCCCTGCTCACGCTGGCCGTCACTGCCGCCGTCGCGCTCGAGGCCAAGCGCGCCGTGACTGCCGATGGCAACTACGCCCCTGCCGGCGGCAACGCCTTCGGTGTGACCAATACCAAGGGCGCCATCGGTGACCGTGTCCCGACCGATGTGCTCGGCACCACCGTCGCCACCGCCGGCGCCGCCTTCGATGCCCATGACTACCTGGAAGTGGGCAGCGCCGGGAAGCTGGTTGCCCAGGACGAAGGCACTGCCGTCGCCCAGGCCCTGCAGGCCGCCACCGCCGATGGCGATCGCGTCGAAGTGCTGGTGATCCAGAACGCGCCGCCGGTGCCGGCGAATACGAGCACCTGATCTCCGCCCAACACGCCGCGGCATGCGCTGTCGCGCCTTTCCCATCCCATCGTCCAGAGAGAACACCCAATGTCCCAGATGACCACCGGCCAGGCGCGCATCGTTGATCCCATCCTGACCACCCATGCCATCGGTTATGTCCGCCCCGGCAATATCGGCTCCGTCTTGTTCCCGCGCGTGGAAGTTGCGATGCGCGCCGGCAAGGTGACCAAGTTCGGCAAGGAAGGCTTCCGCCGTTACAACACCAAGCGTGCGCCGGGCGAAGCAACCAAGCGCGTCCAGTTCGGCTACGAAGCCGGCAGCTATGCCATCGTCGATGCGGCACTGGAAGCGGTGGTACCCGATGAGATCGGCCAGGAAGCGGCGGCTGGTCCGCACTTGGACGCATCGCAAGATGCGGTGGACCTGACGCTCGATATCTTCGAGCTGGAGCACGAGTGCGAGTGCGCGGACATCGCCCGCAATGCCGCCAACTACGACAACGACCACAAGGTCGCCTTGGTGGGTGCCAACCGCTGGCGTGGCGGTAGCAGTGACCCCACCGCGAACATCGAAACGGGCAAGGAAGCCATCCGCGCCAAGATCGGCGTGCGCCCGAACACATTGGTGCTGTCTGCCAGCGCCTGGTCGGCACTGAAGGCCAACGCCAAGATCCAGGACTACATGAAGAACCTGGGCAAGGAAACGCTCACCGTCGACATCCTGAAAGCGATGTGGGAAATCCCGAGCATCGCCATCGGTGAGGCCGTGGTTGCCGAAGGCCAAGACGATGACTTGGGCGACGTGTGGGGCCACGACGTGATCCTGGCCTACGTGGCACCGCCGAACGGCAGCAATCGCCGCAGCGCGGCCAAGCCGAGCTATGGCTACACCTACAGCCTGCGCGGCCAGCCGAACGTGCGCCAGGCCTACCGCGACGAGAACCGCCAGTCGTGGATTCACCCGGTCAACAACAACCGCACGCCGCAACTGACCGGCATGGTTGCCGGCTACCTGATCCAGAACGCGGGGGCATCCGC